TGTTAACAAGAAGAGCGTCGCGGATAAGGGTTTCCTGAGTCTCTGCTGCAGAAGCGCCAATTTCCTCGGTAGCGCCGAGAATGACGTCATCGTAAGCGTGAAGCTCAAGCTGATCGGTAACAGCAGCATAGGTACCGTACTGATCGATGGAGCCGGTCTTGGAACTCATACCGAACTTCTGACCGGTAGGGATAACGCCTTCAACGAGCTTCGAAGCCTTTGCAAAAGTGTTCCACTTTCTCCACTCCACGGTCTTGCCGTGCTTCTTGGGGAGAGTCTGCTTCTTTGCAAACTGTGCGTAGAAAAGCTCAACACGAGCGTTCTCAAGAAGCTCGGTGTCATAGAAGGTCTTAAGCTCGCCGTTCATGGTGTTAACGGCGTCAAACGCCTGAGAAGTACCGTCGTAGGCGTTGACATAGTTGCCGGTAGCGTTTACAAGAGTACCGGCGTCAGCAAAAAGCTGAAGATTGATGCGCAGGAAAGTGAAGATCTGCGCAAAGAGAAGATTGAAAAGTTTCTTCATAAGTAATTCTCCTTCCGAATTAAAAATTGATGTTTGGAGGGAGAAGTGTTGGTCTTATCTCTGTCCGGGATACACTTTCTCCCCACGTGCAAGTCGCTCGCGGAGATCACGCTTAAATGCTTCTCTCTGTTCGCGGCTGGCTTTGCTGTAGTCGAATGTGGTCGCGGAAGGTGCCTGACCTGAAATACCGTTCTCGTCGGGGCGTCGCTGTCCTGCCTGAATGTTGTTCGAGATCTTCTGCGCGGTTGCTTTTGCAGTAGCCTGCATTGCCGCTGTCTGCATCTCGTCGTGATGTACGGCATAATATGCGTCTCTTACGCTGATACCGACGTTAGGAGAGGTCATACGCAGAAAGGCGGGGTTTTTCAGTTCGGTCTGAAGATCAAAGTTGGGAACAATCTTCTGCATTTCAAGTGCCTGCTGCTCAAGCCCGGCGAAGTGGTTCCTGATCTTCTGCTCCTGAATTGAAAGCTCCTCGGCTTTCTTCTGTCTCGCGGTGTCGCGCTCCTGCTGGTCGATCTTCTTTGCGGTCTCAACAGAGGTACCCATCTGAAGGGCTTTGTCCTCATAGTAAGAGTTATCGTCGCTGATCGCCTTTGTAAGCGCATCATAGTCCATATTGGCGGGGTCGAGCTGATGCTTACGTGCAAGAAGCTCGAGTGCGGGGGTAAGTTTTGCCAGCGCTTCCTCCGCGCCCTTTGCGGACTTAAGGCGGGACTGCACAACAGCCTGCATCTGCTTGTTGTACTCGGGGTCTGCCATGATCTCTTCCCAACTCATACGAGCGGGGGCATTATCGGTCTTTTCTTCCGTGGGGTTCTCGGCAGCGGCGTCCTGCACCTTTTCTTCTGCGGCTTTCGGCTCCTCCTCGGTCTTCGCCTGAGTTTCGGGAGCTTTGGCGGCATATCTCGCCCGTCTGCGAATCTTATCCTCGGGAACACCCAATTCCCTCAGTCTCTGTCCGGCGTCAACAGTCGCAACATTATCGCCCGTAGCGGCACCCTCTCCACCGCCTTCGCCTCCGGTTGCACCTGCACCCTCACCGGCAAAGAGCTGAAGATTAAGCCATTTGAAGTTTGTCATAGAGTAGATCCTCCGATATAATCTGCCAATTAGGTTGGCGAGTCCTATATTAAGCCGTTCACGGCTCATATACTGTTAAGATCAATGCCTTCGATTACTGCACGGACCTCAAGAATGTGAAGATACTGTTCCATAGCACTCTGCTGATCTCTCAACAGGTCCGCAGGACAATCGTGCGTAGGCATTGCCACCTTCTTTATGTCGGGGCGTTCGCACTCTGTACGGTACGCCGCTTCGATTATTGTGTTGAACTTCTTCAACTTTTCGTAGCGAATCTTGGTCTGCTGATACTCTGCCTTGAAACGCTCCTTGTAGTCAGCACTCTGCATCATATCGATTGTGTCTTTCAGCTCCATTTTGGTACTCCTTATATTAAAATTTGATCTCATAAGAGATATTTTCGGGGTAATTCCTTGCAAGAAGCTCAAATCCCGCGCAGATCGCGTCACATACAAGTGTAAGAGCCACCTTGAAGCGCGGTTTTGCCTTGAATGATACCTCTGCGTGACCCTCGTCAAGCTTGATCACGAGCTTTTTGTTCTGCCTTGCCTTGTGCGTGTTCTTTGCGAACGAGGCAAGCGTGTAGACGAGAATCGAAGCCGAGGCACATATCAGATCGTGTCCGGGTTCACCCGCGTATGCGTGACCTTCCACGGTCAGCTTGTTTTTGCTTCTCTCATAAACTGCCTTTATCATTTGCTCCCTGCCTTTCTTGTAACTCTGCCGCCACTCGGCTGTGCCGCCTCTGCCGATGTCGCTCTCGCATTAGCCATCTTGGCGTTAGCGCCTCCGCGATCACCACCCGCCATAGCTCTGCTCTGTGCAAGTGTAGCACCGCCCGAAGCCGAAACACCGGCGCCACCGGTAGTCACAAGGATATCCTGCGCGATAGCCTCTGCTGACATAGGATCGAACCTCTGCGCAAATGACAACGCAAGCTGCATATACTGGAGGAGCTTCTGGAACATCGTGCCGTTCTGCGCCACCTTCTGCATAATGCCGTCCTTGCCGTCAAACTCCATCATATCAAGGCACATAAGCGTCTGATCTGTCATCTGCGGATTGAAGAATCCGAGCTGGAAGAACTGAAGCGCAAGCTCGTTCTGCGTCACCTTTGTGTATACGTTCTTCTTCTGCGCCGATACCTTGATATCGAACACGGGAAGGCGGAAATTCTTCTTATTATCGAGCGATGCACCCGCTTCCTGAAGCTGCAAGCCTTCGTTTACGTAGGTTATGTATTCCTCCGCGCCGTACTGTCCGAGTATGCGGAACTGACGCGGCAGGTCGTAGAACTAGCGTATAAGCTCAATACACAGCTCAACGATCTTTGAGAAAGCTCTGTAAGACTCCTGCGTGCTGTCACGGCTGCCCTTGCCGCTTGCCTGTTGGAGTGCGGCAATAGCAGAAGCGGCGGTTACGCCCGAGCTGATATTGCCCGTGCTGGTCTCGGTGTTGCCCGAGGTCTCGCGCAACTCCTGAATAGTGCGGTCAAGCACGTTGACGTATACACCGTCAAGTGAAGTGTGCTCTATGCGCCGCAGGGCATTCTCGTCCAAGTTGCCGGTATGATGGACTATCGGATTGTTAAGATCAAGGAATTCCTTCTCATTGATCGCGCCCTCACCACGTGAGAAATAGCGGGGAGTCGCACCCACCATAGCGTTCTTAACAAAGCTGGTGTTAAGCAGGTCAATGGTTGTCTGCGGCTTGCGGCACAGATCAACGTAGCCGTAACCGCAAGGCGAGCCCTCGATCGGGAACAGCGCGTCGAATACGTAAGGGTACATACCGTGATCGTAAAGACCGCGCATAGCCATTTCGGGGTCGTTCTCGGTAGCATACAGGACAACGTCGCCGACGAACTTGCAATACTGCAGCGTCTTTCTGCCCTGCACGTACTTGTGATAGTAAACGTCGATAACCGTGTGCTTGTTCTCGGTGTTTACGTGATCGTCGTAAAGGAACTTGGTGCTAACGAAGGACTGACCTTTCAGCTTGCCCTCAAGCTCGGGGTATCTTCCCTCAAGCACGTCCTTGTCATAAAGCTCGGTATGGAAGAAGTAGCGGCTGTGCTGAATGTCGGTAACGCCCGGCTCCCAATAGACGTTGAGAATGTTTACCTTTTCAACGCTTATATCGCCGAGTCCGTTCAGCTTCGACTTATCCCAAACTGCCTTATATACGCCCGTGCCCTGCTTGACCTTCTGCCACATAACGTCGGAATAGGTGTCCTCAAAGTGGTTCTGTTCAAGTACACACGGTATGATCGAGGACAGCTTACGCGCCTCGCCTCTGTCGCCACTCTCACGCGGGAGTATGTTAGGTTCGGGGTATGCTTCCATAGCGTCAGCGTGCTTTGATACCAGCACGTTATGAAGCCAGCCCGAAACGCTCTTATATCCGCCGTCTTGACCGATATTGGTCTCCTTTTCCTCTTCAACAGAGTTGCGGAGCTTCCACCAGTTTTCCGAAGCTACAATGCGCGACTCGGTATTCTTCTTGCCCGACTTGTATTCTTCAAGAACCTTGAGGAAGTTTTTAAGCTGTTCGGGGCCGATCATAGCCGCGCCGCCGGCGGGAGTAGTAGGTTTCTGTTCTATTTCCATGGATTTCTCCTCTCTCAAATATAGCCACGTTTAAGCTGCCTCTCGCTGAACTGATTCAGCGGGTCTGAAACGATAGGCTCGCGCTTCTCCGGCACAATAGGCGTTACCGGGCGCGACATACACATATAGCGCACCTCGTCGGGACAATGGTCCTCGAGCTTCGTGTCGATATCCTCGGGGTGCGTTTCCGAGTACATCATCAGAGGTATCGTGCGTATGAACGCCTTGCAGTTGTTGAATACGTACATACGCGGGTAGCCGTTTTCATCGAACTGGAAGCGGTAATGCACCTGCATCCAGCCCGGTATGCGCTCGTGATCGCCCGGCGAGAAGTATATACCGTACCTCTCGGCGGTCTCCGCAATGCTCTCGCCTCGGCTCGCGTCCCATATCGCAGGGTCTGCAATGCTGTCAACGATCTTGCGGTTCTTAAGCCACGGGTGTTCATTCTCAAACTCGCGTATACGTCGGAACTGCTCGTCCGGAGACCACTTCACGCCCTCGTCAGGCGTCCCGGTGCAGCCGTACATCTCCATAATGCGGTATAATACCCCGTCATAGTCAACCGCCCAGTAGCCGAGGGAGAAGGGCTTGTTGTAGCCGAAGTCGTAGGAGCGCATGATCTTCCAGCCTCGGCATTCACCTTTGTTGAGGTCAAAAGGCTCGATAACGTGAGTAAACCGCCTCTGTGCCAGCGCTTCCTCGGGAGTGATACCCGCTTTTGCGCATAGCTCAATATCGGGAGTAGGTCGGAAGTCCTCAAAGAACTGCCCTTCGAATATGTCCCAGCGCCCGTATAGCCACGCCTCACGCAGTTTAGGAGGCAGCGCCTCGAGTTGCTTTATGTAGTCCGGTTGGCTCTCCATGAGCGCCTTGTTGTCGGTCACAAGAGCCTGTATAAAGCAGTAGTCCTCGGGAACCTCGGCGCCCTCATACTGCTTGTCTATGAATAACCGCTTGAAATAACCGTGTGACGCGCCGCCCGGGTTGCACGTGTAGTAGATATGCTTCGGAAAGTCGTTGACACCGCGCAAACACGCCGTGATCTTCTTTATCCACATCTCCTGAAGCTGCGTCGCCTCGTCAA